ACAGCACCAGCTGAGGCGTGCCGTCCTCGTAAGTTGGCAAGTTGAAATCATCGAGCGAAGCCGCCTTCTGCTTCTGCGGCTTCATCATCATTGCCGTGACCAAGGTCGTCACGATCATGATGATGATGGCAATGGCGATAGCTAGAGGTGGCATTGCTCAGAACACCTGGTTGCCGTTGAACGGGGAGTCGCCGGGAAGGTATGTGTCCCCTCCGTAGTTAGGGAGATTGTTGAAAACACCGTTGCAGGTCTCGGGAGTGAGGTCGCAGCCGATATAGATGTTCAGCGCCTGTCCGACCGTCAGCCGGTCTGTGGTTCCTAGCAACCTTAGCGTGTTGCCGCCGACCGATGCGTCGATTGCGCGCATGTCGAGAGCGCCTTCGGCAGTGGCCGTCCATTCGATCATCCCACCCTCGTAAAGCGCAGCTGCATACGCACCGAGGCTCGCGACCGTGATTGTGTCGCCGGTCAGCGCGGTGATGGTCGTCGCGACCTTGACGTCATCTTTGCTCTTGCGACAGCCGGCGTCGAACAGAACGTGCGGGCAACCGCGCTCCCAACAAAGGCGCAGACCGACACGCCGCAGCGTGCGGCCAATAGGCAGACTGGTGAGCTGAGCAGTCGCAGCGGTTTTGCCCTTCACGGTAGCGACGAATCCAATCCAGCGGATGAGCGCACCGGCGTCGGGGTCGTCCTTGTGGAACGTCCTGACGGTCACCCAAATTTTTGTCGAAGGCGGAGTGCCTTTGAACAGCTGAACAATCTCGAGGCTGCGCGGCAGCGTGATGGCCAAGTCGTTCTGATTGGCGCCAATGGTGAAGCCATCGTCCTTGATCGGCACTGCGCTCCAGGTAATCGGACTGCTGTCGCCGTCGACTCCCCAAACGACATCGCGGTCGGCACTCGTGTAGCGCCAATAGGTAGGCCCCCACGCAAACTCGTACAGGCTTACGGGGCGTCCGAGCCGCGACGCTATTTCGAACAGTTTGAAGCTCATAGCGCGAAGTTTCCTGGACCTTGCGGCCAGAGGCCGATGACATCGTAAATCTGCACGGTTTGGGCGAAGCCGAGTTGCGGAATCACGACCGTCGCAAAACAGGTGCCGTGATCCCCGCTGAACACGCTGTCGCCGGGGAAAATGTAGTTGGAATAGAGATACTGGATTATGTTGATTCGCAGCGTGTCAGGCGGACCTGCTGCGAAGGGATCGGCAGCAAATCCAGCTTCGCCGCGAGGAGCGGCGGTGGCTGGCGTGAAGAAATAGGTTCTCCAGCCATAAAGATAGTCATACGGCAGCGTGGCCGGATAGGTTTCAAGGCCTCCATTGTAGTCGGAATAGTTGTCTGCGCTCAGAACGCCGATTTGCTCAACGCCTCCGCGGAGCAGACTGAAATTCCAGGTCGGCCGCATGACGGGGACATTCGGGCCTTGCGAGGTGTCGAAATCGACGTAGCCCCAATAACCGGCATCGACGCCGATGCAGCCCGCCTCGTCAGCAGCAGGTCCGCCGCAGTAATCGACTCCCTTCGCTGCCGCAGGAATCGGATAGTCGATGGGATCCGGCGCCGTGCGTTCATCGCGGAACGACCGGAAGCTCAGACTGGACTCCGCGACTCCGTCGCTATCGGTAATGTGATTGATTTGGACGCTGTCGGTCGCGAGTCGACAGGTGTCCATGAAGGACGCGGTCGTGCCAGTTGGCAAAGCGACTCCGAGCGCGCTGTCGAGCATCAGGCGCTCCTCGGTGGCCGATGGCGCTGCGCCGAGAGCGGTAATCTCGCGGGCGATGGAACCGTTGATGAGCAGATACTGCCGACCGTCGATGACGCCGCCTGTGTAACCGTAGCCGATTTTCTTGATGTCGAGCAGCGCGTCGGCTGCAAGGCGGTCGCGGGACAGCTCAAGGTCATCGTTGAAGCTCGGCAGCCATACGGCGCCCTGCTGCCCGCGGAGCCGATACAGCATTTGCCGGAACGCCCACTGCTCCGGGCGACCGCTCAGCATCATCAGATGAGTTTGCAGGGTGAACGCTCGCCCGGCGTCGTCCTCGAGCTGCCGCAGACCTACATCGTTGTCGATGGTCTCGGTCTCGAGGTCGAACGTCACCTTGATGTTCTCGCGACGGTTTGGCTCCTCGAGGATGACCGGGTAGGAGCCAAACACAACGTCCCACGCTCCCTCGTCGCTGAGGTCGTTCGCCTGGTTCAACTCGAACCTAAGCGCGCCCTGCCCGAGCTTACTGGTGATCGCTTCGGCGGCACTCTGGTCCTCCAGCGTAGCGCGACGCAGCGGATGGATGCTCGAGCCAGCTGGCCAGGCGCGCGTGACACCGCCAGCAGAAACCGTGATGGAGTCGGCGGCGATCGCTTCGATGGTGACCTTGTCGAAGGTGAACGCATCGGCGCCGAGCAGCATTGCCAAGCCGCCGACCTGGAACTCGCGATAGGTCGTGTCGAACGGGATGACGGTGGCGCCCGCGTTGATTCCGGCCGTCAGCAGACCGTGGTCGTGGAACAGCGGCAACATGAACTCCTCCGAGCTCATGCGGTGCAGCCACAGGTCGAGAAACGCGCGCTCCTGGTCGACCGGATGGAAGGTCATCTCGAACAGACGGCGCGGCGACAAGCGGAGCGCCCGCACCTGTTCAGTTCCGTAGCTCCCGCGCAGGACGTCGCTCAGCCACTCGAGGGTCTCGGTGATGCCGTTCTGCCAGTTCGGTCGGATGCTCCAGACGGGGAGCGCGCTGTCGGCAACCATCAGCCGAGGTCAGTCTTTACGGTGGAGCGATTGCGGCGGATGTGAGTCAGCACAATTTCCTCGCCCGCCGCGCCGGCCATAGCATTCGCAATCTCGTCGTCACCGATGGCGAGAATCTGTCGAATCCCACGGTTTCCGCCGCCCGGCGTTTCGCGTCCGCCCATGTTGTTCCGGTGGCGAACGTCGCCCTGGGTCAGCACCTCCTCGCCGCGCTTGAGGATGGCAGGGACCTCATCCGGCTTGAGGCCAACCAGTCCGCCCGTGTGATAGCGCACCGCGCCAGCGAACACTGCGGGACTTACGGCGCGATGCATCGTCGGCGAACCGGCGATACCGCCACCGTGGAATAGACCCGTGATGAGACCACCGATGCCGCCACCGCCGCCCATGCCGGAGCCGCCGCTGATGGCGTTAAAGATGGCCTGCTCGATAATCATTTCCGCGATGTACTGGAGGAACTGAATCGCGAACTGGAGGAACGACTGGCCAAGCGCGCTGAACACGTTCTGCCCCTGGCCGACCTTCTGGAAGAAGCTGTCGACACCCTGGATAGCGTCCTGCGCGAACTGCTGGTTGATCTGCTTGCCGGTCGCGAGGAATTGGCGACCCATGAGCTGCGTTTCGTGGTTCGCGTCCTGCAACGCGGCAATGGTCGCCTGAATCCCTTCCGGCGTTAGACCGAGGCGGGCCATCTCGTCGGGGTTGGCGAGGACGGCCTTCCATGCTTCGATTGCAGTGTCGCGCAGCTGGAGGAGCTGGTCGTTGACTTGCTGGAGCTGCGATTGCGCGGTGCTCGCTTCGGCACCGTTGCCGAGCAACTGCGAATCGTCGATGTGCGTTTGCAGGGCCTGCTGGAGCTGCTGCGCGCCATCAATGCGGCGACCAATCTCATCGAGATGCAGCTTGTCAAGGTCGCCGGCAGTGCCTTTGATTTCCTCGCGAAGCTGCCGGATGCTCTGGAGCGCGGCGTCCTTCTTCGGCCCACCCGGCGCCGCTTCCCAATAGGCCTCGAGCTTGTCGATCGCCGTGTCGAGCGCGGGTGACATCGCATTGAGTTGCGCCGTCAGTTCGGCCACGGCCTTGTCGTCGCCGCGGGCGTAAGCAGCCTGAATGTTGTTCAGCAGTGCCTGGCGGAGAGCCTGTTGCTCTTGCAGGGCGGCGTTGACAGCCTCCTCGGCGTGCTCAAGGTCGAATGTCGCGCCGACTTGGTCGGCAATCTGCTTAGCCTGAGCGCCCTTGAAACTGCCGTCCGCATTCTTGCTGTCGTCGAACTGGATGTGCTTGTCGACAGCTTCCTGCTTCGCCTGAGTGATAGCCTGGTCGATTGCCTCCTGACGCTGCGAAGCGAGCAGTTGCTCGGACGACATGCCGAGCTGCTTGCGCATGTAGTCGATGACCAGCTTGCGCTGCGCTGCCTCGACCTCGAGCTTTTTGTTGAACGAGTCCTGCGCCGTCGCAATCTGCTCGGCATACTGCAACTCGCTGTCCTG